CATCATCATGCTGTGCATTCCTTTCCATACCGATCACCATATCAGACAACTGTGCAATGCTACCAGATCCTCTAAGCTGACCTAGTGAAGTAGCTGCTCCTTCTTCATGGCCTTTACCGTCTGGTCTCTTAAGATGGCTAACAATCAACAGTGCTATGCCTGTCTCCTGAACAATCATCCTAAGCTTGGTCATGATCTCATCTAATGCTTTACGTTCATCGCCAACATCGCCAGAACTGACGACAATACTAATATGATCCAACACAACAAAGCTACATCCGAGTCCTTTAGCCATGAATCTGACTCTTGATAGTATGTTGTCAATTGATGTACTCCCAAAATGATCAAAAAGATAAACCCTATTAGTGCCAAGAGTGTGCTCGAAGGCATCTCTAAACTCCTCATCAGTGTACGCTGTATCGGGTAGATGCAGTGGTTTGTTCGCATGGATAGACATGATACCTTTAGCAGTACGAACAGTAGACTCTTCCAGGAACATCAAGCCAATGTTGTCCTCAGTCTTACGCAGTATGTGATAAACAATCTCCCTTAGCACCTGTGATTTACCTAGTCCAGAACCTGCTGTAAACGTCACCAGCTCACCTTTACGTATGCCGTAGGTCAAAGCATTAAGACCAGTCCAAGGATAGTCACAAGAGGCTTTAATGGCTGGTGTGTTGATCTCTTCCCATAACTTTGATCCTTCAATGATCCCATCAGGTACATAGACTTCAGCAGCAAACCAGTCTTGGATATACTCCTTGATCATCTCATCTTTGAGATAATCGTTAGCGTCCTTATGCGGTTGCCTGTGCTTGACTATCTTAGCCTTAGCACCGAATAGATCAGCTACCTTCGTAGCAGCTTGCTTACCAACCTCATCAGCATCAAAGCTGATAACAATGGTTTCAAAAGAGTCAAGATATTCATAGTTGTCCTTGCAGTCCTTAATTGCTGATTGTGCGCCATTGCGTATAGAGACTACTGGATACCGCATACCATTCATTTGATACACAGCAACAGCATCAAACTCACCTTCAGTAATGGTAATGCTCTTACCACCTTTAGGGAATAAGTGTTGTCCGAACAAAGTAGCCTTAGACCAATCACCTTTGATGGTGCACTCAGTCTTCATTGCATCATGTCTTACCTTGTATGCAGTGACCTTACCATCAGCATCACAGTAGGGAAAAGCTACACCACCCTCATCAGTGATCATCACACCAAAGGCTTTTAAGGCATCTCTGGAGAGGTTTCTTAGCGGTATAGACTGATACTTACCATCTAGCATTGGAATCACCTTAGCAGACTTTGTATGCTTTTGCCTGAAGTTATCAACATCTTCAGACATTTTAGTATTCGTACCACAAGCAAAACAATGTGACCAAGTTTCTCCTTTATCGTTAACAGATACAGACAATGCATCACTGGATCCACAATCATCACAGCCAACATGAGTGGCTAAGTAGTTCACTGATTCTTCTCCTTTAGCTTGGTTCTTTCAGTCGTAGTCCTGTTACGATATCTACCACTTGTTCTTCTTCTTCAAGACTTGCTCAATAATAAACTCGGTCGAGAGGTCATCACGCCGCCTGAGTCGCATTTGTGCTTCCAGGTTATGGTCGTCAACAACTTCATAGACTTCTGAATCTAAAGATTCATATCTCACCACACGAATATCAACTTCGTGAACCAATCCACAATCACAGGAAAACACTGAGCTTTCAAACGGCGAGTGGAATTCCCAGGCGCACCAACCATCTTCCAATGCTTCCTGTAGCCCATGTTCCCGTTTTGCCTCTAGTGCTTGGCGTAACTCATCAATCGCAACACTCCAATACACCGGCTCTTGTTTTTCTTCCAGTGCTTTGCGCAGTGCGGCGATGGCTTGCTTTCTGCTAACAAGTCCAGCATGACTTATTGGATCACTCTCCAACGCCTCAAGCGCCAGTTGCATAGCTTCTTTGCTCATGTTGTCCTCAGATTAAAAGGGTTATGCCAACAGATACCAGTGTTGTCTTTGGTGTTGTATCCACCAAGAGAATACGATATCAAGTATTGATGATCATCCTTCCTAATATCCCTATCAACAGTGTAGTTATCAACTAACTTAGACATAGAGTCTCTTATCTGCTTGGAGGTCTTGTTAGGGAATGCCTCTAGGAGGTCTTCTAAGGTGGCATGGCGGCCATGATTCTCTAGGTAGGCTACGTAAGGGTTAACCTTGCGCTTGCGTGGCTGTATAAGCTTTCTCATACGTTGAACCCTTTAGCGTTAAGAGCCTTAGTTAACTGACGCATCATAAAGTAAAAACCATACTCTTGGCATAAGCGAACAAAACGATTCAACACATCATTGATGTTGTGATCCTCCATCATATCTTCGTACTCACCTTTAGTGATCTCATCGAATGCTTCATCAGGTAAAAACTCGTCATCAGGGTACATTTCGAACAATCCTTATGTTAAGCCCTACTGTACATAGGCTAAATAGTCTAAGTACTAAGTATATATTAAATATAAGTACATAGTATATACTTAGTACATAGCCTAAGTAGCCTACATAGCCTATATAGATTTAGGGTATCAGAGAAAAACAAAGTTGTCAAGTCATTCTTCATCAATGTTACGTTTGCTTACAATGTCATCATCCCCTTCATTGATCAATCGTACATTGCCTACAGCAGCGATATCATCACGGACATACTTGAAACAATCATTGCATAAGTCAATGTACTGGTGTGTTCGAACACTACGCCTAGAGGCTTCGTAGTCACTTAAGGCTTCATTGCATGATAAACATCTAATCTTCCGTCCCTACCTTTCTATTTAAGATCATCCCTCATTGATTCAATCAACGAAACAAGCCTGTAATACTGAACATGTTCCCTTTCTGCCTCTTTGTCCGCAGCATCAGCATGACCTAATGCTAAGGCAATGTTAGCCTTGATTTGCAGCTCGATTAAGTACAGTAACTCATCTAACATCTCTTTAGTCATAGAATACCCTCCAGAATCGATTAAAACAGGCCTAGAAGCGATTATCTAGGCTAAGTTGGTATTTACCTACATTAGAGCATCTTCGATGCCTTGTAGGGCCTCTAATCGCTTAGTGTGTTTAGACTGCCTAAGCTTAGACAATACGCTGGGATTAACCCAAGTATAATTCGGAAAGGGCCAGTTAGGATGATTAGCTGCGTAACGTATACAGACTGTACCATCAGCAGAGTCCCTGCTAACTATCTCGCAGGGTTTACCATTGAAATATAGTTGAATCATGTTTCAGTCCTTACCTAAACGTTGTTTTCTACAATATCACCGCAAGCAATCCACAATAGGCGATCAAGGTTATCATCATGATTGGACAAATCATCGTCATCCCATGCGCCATAGTCTTTTAAGACATGGACCACAACGTCAGGTTTGAGCTTATCTAATTGTCTTTTGATAACAGGAACATCCCTTAGACCTTTAATGTCGTTATCACATTGACCCTGATGATAACCTATATGAGCTTGTTTTTTAGTGATATTAAGCTCAATGAGTCCGTAAGAATCGCACCAATACATGTTAAACCCCTAAGAAGATAAGCACAGCGAACAATACACCAAAAACACTGCCACCAAGATACAACACAAGATCACTAGATTTCATAGTCTATTCTCCAGATAAGTCTACAATGGGGTTGATCCAGTACTCTTCAGGCTCTAAACGGTCTACGAAATCTTCAGCTTCATCTAACGTATTGAACCTATCCAAGTGCTCTAAGCCACCTTCTAAGCTTAGATAGTACGTGACTAGATAGCCCACAATCTTAAAGTTTTCCATTAGATTACCTTTAGTTTGATTACTTTTGACATCTTAACACCATGAGCGATATAGCCAATAGTGCTTATTGATTTATCCCAACAAGCACGGCAGCCGTTACACTTACCCTCATGCTGATATGCTTCGCAAACTTTGATGTTATCAGCATCGAAGCTTGTTGCAATGGTGCTGGACCATGGTGCATCCAATACTTCGCCTACAATAGAATCCGATGATCGACGCACTACAACATTGTCCAATGCATCCATCTGGTCAATGATTGCTTGAAACTTAGCAAACTTGTACATTCTGGTTGGTAACCAGTGCTTAACCCATGGTGTACGCTGCATAACCTCGAGCATTTTCTCTGCTAACCCTAAAGCGTACATGTCACCAGAGTCGAACCAACGAAAGTATCGATCAGCGTCTAAAGCTTTGACCATGTCATCAACCCAACTATCACGCTGCCAATCCTCCCTATTGTGGAGCCTTGGTGCTTTGACGTTAGGATAATTGTAGTTGCCTGTAGTTGCATAACAGCCTTTGCAAGCATCAACAAGCGAACCATCGCTAGCCTTTGAGCCAGGACAAGTATCTAATGCCTGAAGGGACCATGATCGAATACCGTCAAGCTTGGATGTAACACTGATTTTTACCATTTGATTTACTCCTTTGTTGGGGTTGATGTATGCATACTACCTAGGTGATTTTGCGTTGTCAACGGCATTTCAGCACTATCCGATGAACGGACAATAATCCAGGATGGATGGTAGTGTTGTTCGAATACAACAATCAATCGACTATCGTCGTAGGTATCAATCAAATGTCGTTGTAGGTATCAATGTAGGTGTATCTGTATGGTGCTTCATCGACATACCTTCACAGACTCAGCACAATTACCAGCACAGATCCAGCACAGTTATCCACAGACAACATTTCACATTGTGAGATATACAGAGTTATCCACAGGTTACTAACAGGTTATCCACAGATAACACCATAGTTATCCACAGGTTATCAACATAGGGGGAGGGGTGGAGTTGTGTTGAAGATTGTTGTGGTGCTACTTAGCCTCAAAAAAGAGCAAAATAGACAATGCTAATGATAATTCATTACTAATAAGAAATCTCTTTAGAATCAATAGGTTATCTATAAAGCCTCTGCGGAGCCTAAGACACCATGTTAATGGAGTCCCGCTAAAGCCTTGATTGATGTGTAGTCTGCACTGAATCTGCACTGGTTCAAACACAGATTCTGCACTGAATATGAAGAAATAACTTGACAAACTCTTAAAAATATG